TTCTACATCGGAAAGCTTATCCGCTTTAGCGAGCCAATCCTCTGTTGCGTGTTGCGCTACACGCTCCACCTTCTGCATCTCCTCACGGGAGGCACGCTTGTTGCCGGACAGCGCCATGATAGCCAATGCCCTACCAATGCTGCTCGTCTCTGCGTTTTCCAGCGCCGATGTTAGGTTTGCTCCGCCAGTGCCGTCAACTTCAGATGCCAACCCAGTTGCTTTTGGCAACTTGTTAGCCAGCTCACCAGCAGATAGGTAAACAGAGGTCTTGACCACCCAGGTCATCTTCGCTGTGACTTCTGCGTACTCATTGACCCATTCGGTAATGATTCTGCCGTCTGGGTGAATTTCATAAAACTTCTTGATACGAGATTCAACGGTCTCGTAGTCCTCCAAGTTGAAGCGTGCCATTTACTTATCCTCCTCTACTTCTTCTACGACCTTCCAGCCGTCTGACATCCAGAACGCCTGATCCATACCCTCTATGTATAGACGGTGTAGCGACTTGTCATCGTTTAGCACGATGCCCTTGCAGACACCGTTCACGAAAGTCTGACCATTGACAAGAGTTACCCTGTCGCCCAGAAATAACTGCATTAGTTCCCCTTCTTGTGGATTATTAGTGCGGGGCTTCCACCACGCATTTGTCTTGAGGCTACCTTGACAGGTGGCAGGTCGTCAACTGTCACATAAGCGGTTCTTGCATAACCCATAACTTCTAGGGTTGCTGACTTGAACTCGTTTAGTTCGGCTTGAGCCTCGTCAAGCCTGCGCTGAGCGTTCCACAGGCTGATGCCTAGTTCGCCTAACTCAACATCTCTATCCTCAATTTGAGGGTTCATCCGGCGCACAGCCTGGTAGGTGCTGTCGCTACCATCCCACTCTGGTCGCTGGTCGTTCTTTAGCTGTTGCCAGAACCTAAAGGCAGCGTCACGCTGGACTGACTGCTGGAATGAATCAGCGGGGATGTAATACTCCTTGTAGTCCATACCAGCTACGGCGACCACATAGGACTTGTCAATGTTTAGGACATCCATGTAGTGCTGCACCTGCGACACATAGTGCTGTGGGACAGCTTCCCAAGGGTAGCGGGCAGTCTTGATCTCAATGACATACCACTCGCCAGTCTCTTTGTGTCGAGCCAGACCGTCTGGGTTGGCGTGCATCAAGTCAACATCCTTGGAGGCGAATGTGCCACAGGTGTAGATTTCCAGCTCAGGGTGTTCTTCTTGGAAGAGCTTGACAATAGGTTCCTCAAAAGCTTTGCCCAGACGGATTGCCCAGTTCTCCTTGAAGTCGCTGGTAATCTTTCCGGTCTTTTTTGCCCAAAGTGCGTAGGCAGACTCCCAAGGATTGAGCCCCATAATGGTTCCAATCTCGGATCCGCCGATGCCCTTAGTGCGTAGGTCGTGCCACTCAGGGCTGTCAGAAGCAAATGTTCCTAGGTAGTGTGCTCGGAACTGCTTTAGGTCGTTACTGCTCAAATCGTTCATTTTTCTCCTTCTAAGCAATACCCTAGAACATGGGAAGGACATTTTTGAAAGAAGTCAATAAAAAGTACATCGCATTGCAGTCTGCGATTATCCAGGTCGGCAAGAAAGTCGCCTGCGAGGACTACCCCGATGTGTTCTTTCCCGAAGATGTAGGAGCACTAACCGAGGCGGCTAGGGACATGGAAAACATCGCCATTCGCTTATGCCGCCAATGTCCGGTGCAAAAGCTTTGTCTTGATTACGCCATCACCGCTCGTGAGCCATACGGCATCTGGGGTGGCACTAAGTCATCTGAGAGATAAGAGAGAGACCCCCGCCGAGGGGGTCAGCGGGGGTCTACAGAGAGAGAGGAAAGAGAACAAGGAGCAAACTTTCCACTTATCACTATACACGATTGCAACTGCTCGTCAAGCTAATTTGACAAATTCTTTTTCTTAGTCGTATCGTGTCACTTATGAAACCAGATCAAGCGTTCACACAACTAGCCGAAGCCATCCGCAAGCACGGAGCTCCTGTATGTCAGGAGGTTGACGGAGAGCTATGGTTCCCAGACATTGGAGGCAGAAGTGGCGATGTGCTTTTGGCTAAGAAGTTCTGCAAAGAATGTCCGGTAAAGAGCGAGTGCTTGCAATTTGCCTTGGTCAACAGTGAGCAGTATGGCATCTGGGGAGGGCTAACCCTCAAGGAACGGCAAAAGTTAAAGGCTAAGGGTAAGGCTACTTTACGCCGTCAGTAGCGTTTGGGTCGTATAGATCATCGTCACCGTCATAGACGACATCATCGAAATCGAAGTTGCCATCCTGAGTTACCTTTAGGGCATCCTCGACAGCTTCAGAATCCGTTTTAGCTACAGCAGCACGGTAAGCGTTCTGAATGTCTGACAGTTCTAGTGTGCCCTTCCAGGCGACAGCTACACCGACAGTGGTAAGCACAACGGCAAAAGCCGAAGCAACACCGATGATGGAACCCATTACCCAGTCACCAGCGACAGCACCAATAGCAGTGCCTCCGAAGAAGGTGGCAAGCGTCAGACCGATAGACCTGACAATGATCTGCTTTACTACTTCTTTCACTTGTTATCCTTTATGAATTGAATTGGGTCAATTTTTACATTTGTAGGCCCGAAACATCCCTTGACCTCTTTGCTTACGGTCAGGTGTAGGTGAGCACCGCTACTGGCTGAGCCTGTGTTGCCCACAAAGCCGATTGTGTCACCCTCTTGAACCTTTGTGCCTACCTCAAGACCCTCAGCCTTTAGGTGGCAATAGCCGACATACCAAAGCTTCTTCTGCTTGTCCATTACTCGAATCACAGATACATTCCCTAGCACCTGGGAGAACTGCTGTAGGACTACAGTGCCGTTGGCAATAGATGGGATTGGAGTGCCTTCTGGCTTGGCCCAGTCCACGCCGGAGTGTGGTTGCATCCCGTTCTTCTTACGAAACTCGGAGAGTGTGCCAAAGCGACCAGTTATGAACTTAGGCTCAAATGGAAATCGCATAGGTCTATTCTACTTCTCGGTCATACCTGAGCGGGAAGGTCAGAACCCAGACCGTGAGTGTGCCAAGGATAAGCCAACCTGTCAGGACACGAGCACTGCCCTCAAGCACAATGTAACCGATTGCCAAGGCAACAAGTGTCCACGCCTGATCTAGTAGGTCTTTGAGTAATGCCTTTAGAAATTTCATTTTATTTTCCTTGCTGATACCGCTGCTGCTGATGCTGTTGTTGCCACTTGCGAAACAATGATTGTCGAAATCACTACATCTTGAGCTTCTTCACGCTGTTCCGGTGTCATGTCCAAACCTGCTGATTGAAAAGCCTCGACTAATTCTCCCACAGCCTCGACTGCTACTCCGATTGCTTCCGAGACCGCTGCTTCGATTGCGCTTGATACCGACTCTGATTGAGTTTCTTCTGCGACTTCAGGAGTTTCCGTGGCAGGGCTAGACGGTGTTTCACTTGGCTCCTCTATAGACTGAATAGGTGAAGGAAAGATTGTTTGCAACGGTTGTGCTTCTGGGCTTGTGGATGGCAGGGCTGGTGGCACTATTGGCTCTGCTGATTGGGTTGGTGATTCGTCTACGATTGTGGGCGATTGTGTTGGTTCTGGCTCTGGCGATTCTGTCGGGGAATTTGCCGTTGGCTCTGGTGATGGTGCTGGTTCTGGGCTCGGTTGTGGCTGGACAGGTTCGGGGCTAGGTGCGGGTTCTGGAGTTGGTTGCGGTATTGGCGCTGGCTCTGGGCTTACCGTTATGGATAGCGTTGGCGACTCGGTAGTTGGAATCAGAATAGCGGGGGAATACTGCACGCTAACAACTAGCTTTTTATACCACCCAGGACAAGGATCACCAAAGGACTCGTTAGTTGCTGGGATAGTGCCAGACGAACTACCTATCAAGGCAGCACCGACTACATCTGAGACATCTAAACCGCAATCCGTCTCGTGTGCGACATAGCGAGCCACCACTCCTGAGAACACTTGACCGCTTGGAGCTTCCGCTGTTAGAACACCCCCCTCGTCTACCGAATAATCCCAAAGAATAGGGCTGACGCTTACTGATTCGCTGACTGTCACTGAAACGGTAGGTGACTCAGTAGCAGGTTCAACTGCAGGTATTAGAGGTTCACTTGTGACCGTCATTATCGGGCCATAGAAGCCTGCCCAGTAGCCGTTATCTATGCCTTCAAGCTTCAGCGTTTGAGTGCCAACGATTTCAAAGCTGTAAGTGACTGGCCCGTGCTTCTCTCGCTTCTCAATAACCTGGTCGCCCAAGGTGATGCGATAGGTGTCAATAACCTCGCCGTTGCCACCAATCTTGTTCGTGATGTCGTTAGTGACGACTACATTTACGGTTTGATCTGTGAATGTAAGTTCTCGACTTGTCCAGTAATAAGTGAACTGAATTGTCTCTGCTTGAGCTGGCGATGCAAAAAAAAGCGGGACAAATGCAAGCCCCAGAACTAACAGAGAGTTAGTTAGCTTGCTCATTACAGGGCGTTGTAGATAGCCGAAGCGACTGCACCGACAACTGCCGAAGCACCGGACAAAATCCACATACGGCGTTCAAGTGCCCGTAGACGAACTTCGTGATCTTTCATGTTGCGCTCTACCCAGTCAATGTGAGTAGGAATTTTCTCGTTGAGACGCTCAACCTGCTTGATTAGCTCGATAGCCCAGGCTGGGATTTGCTCGTCATTCATACACTCGTGCCTCTCGGTTTGAATGTAGGTTGTAACTGCTCTAGTTTACTGGTCAATGACGATTGGAGGTGCGATAAAAGCGTCTAGCTCTTCATCGTAGTAAAAGCCGATACCAGCATAGGTCTGACGGATAGAACCGTTGTAGCTGGTTCGCTTGCACACCTGTCCACGGAACTCGCCATACCAAGTCTCAGGGTCTTTGCCCTCGATTAGCTCGGTCTCGTCAATACCGACAATGACCTCAGTGACGATGTTGTTGTCATCTAAAAATGCGTAATGTGCCATAGTTTTCTCCTACAAGAATGATACTTCGCCTGTGCCTGCTGTGATAGTAGTGACATTATTGCCGCCTACTGTTGAAGTCGTTGCTGTCAAACCTGCACCCACAGTAATTGTCTTGCTAGATGGGTAACGCAGAATAATAACGCCTGAGCCACCGCTTGCACCACTCTGACTAGACGCACCACCACCACCACCACCGCCAGTGTTGACGGTTCCAGCTATAGCCCCAATCATTTCATAGGCTCTAGCACCACCGCCACCGCCACCCGTGCCACCAGGATAAAATCCGCCTTCAGCTCCAGTTCCCGCTCCACCGCCACCTGCACGAAAAACTGACGATCCTGTAATAGATGACGATACACCCGTAGCTCCATTGCCAGCCCCAGCAGCAGCACCCGCACCACCACCACCACCACCGACTGCTCCAGAGCTTGTTCCGCCAGCGTAGCCCTGTCCCGTAGTTCCTGCCCCGCCTAAGCCGTCTGGTTGAGTTCCAGTCTCGACATCAACCCAGCGAGCACCACCTCCACCAGATCCACCAGCACCACCATCACGAGCAGTCGCACCATTACCACCAGCTAAAGATGTAACAGTAGCGAAAGAAGAGTTAGATCCCGCAGCGCCTACGGTCACGCTGTAGCGTCTGCCTCGAAGTAGGCTTAGTGCCGACTCAGCCGATGCTCCACCACCAGAAGTCCCAGCAGAAGTGCGATAACCTCCCGCACCACCGCCACCTGCCCAACCTGGCCCACCAGGATTGCCACCAGCCCCACCGCCTGCGATAACTAAGAAGTCAACATTGACATAGTTACGAGCAGTGTCGCCCGAAGCGGAAAGTATGCCCAAACCAATCGGAGCCATTATGCCCAGCTCACATTTCCAGTGCCAGCAGTAATCACAGTTACTTTATTTAGTCCTACGGTAGATGTAGTTCCAGTTAGACCTGCACCAATAGTAATTGTGTATTGTGAGGCATACTTCAAAATAACTACGCCAGATCCGCCATTTGCTCCAGCATAAGTAGTTGATCCTCCTGCTAGTGCGGATGTTCCGCCACCACCACCACCACCGCCAGTGTTCGCAGTTCCAAGAGTTCCAGCAGCTCCAATACCACCAGCACCACCACCTTCAGTAGCAGTTCCACCGCCATAAGTTGCAGGAGCACCACCACCACCACCGCCAGCACGACCCACAGCAGTTCCGGTAACAGTTGATGTTATGCCAGTGCCACCAACTCCTGACCAATAACCGCCATTTGTAGGCACTCCGCCAGCGGATCCTGCTCCGCCACCACCGCAAGCTGGGTAGTAATTAGATCCAGTGGCTCCAGAATTTAGTCCCCCACGGCATCCCTGCTGGCTTATACCATTACCCGAAATGACATAGACCGTGGTAGCTCCACCAAAAGTGCCTCCACCAGATCCTCCAACGACTTCTTGAGAGGCAGGAATAGCCTGCTGACCAGCACCACCGCCAACCGCAGTAATGTTGTTGAAAACTGACTCCGATGCCCTAGTTGTCGCTCCACCAGCGCCGCCAGCACCAACGGTTACAGTGTAATTAGTGCCAGTAATAAGAGTAGATGCAGTTTCAGCAGGAGCAAGAGCACCAGAGTATTCGCCTACTATTGAAGAGCGGTATCCGCCAGCTCCACCACCAGTGCCAGTGTAATAAGTTCCATACAAAGAACGGGAAGTGCCGCCACCGCCACCGCCACCGATGACGATGTATTGAATACCTATAACTGGGCCTTCATTACCAGCAAGGGCAGAAGTGTATTGAGAAGGAGCCTTTAGGCCAGACCTTGCTATGCTTTTAACTGTCACGAAAAGCCTCCTAGGCTATTTCAGAGCCAAAAATGTTGAAACTCAAGTTTGCAGTCGAAGCATAAACGGTCACAACATCCGCTGCATCCATGGTAATTCCCAGGGTGAGGGTTGTTGAGTCGCCACCAGCCACATTGACATCGTAAGCAAGGTAGTGCTGGTTAGCCAAGGTCGCACCGTTAGGCCTAACAGCAATACGGTAGCTTGCAGCAGTAGTGGCTCGGTTTGCAACCACAATGCTTGAAACGATAGTAGCCGTGGCACTAGGCACGGTGTAAATGTCGGTTGCAGTGGTAGCACTTGGAGCTGATTGAGCTAGGACTTTGTATGTGGTTGGCATTTATGCTCCCATGAGTAGGAATGGACTTATGACATCGGTACTTGCTATTTTACCGTCTAGCTGAGTTTGGATAGCGGAAGTAACGCCGTCTAGGTAGCTGATTTCAGTTGAACTGACTGATCCGATACTTGTAGTAGCCGGAAGAACAGCCGTGCCAGTGATGTTAGGCGAGGCTAGGACTGCCGAACCGACAGCAGCGTAGTTCACATTTAGCGTCACATCGCCAGAGGTTCCGCCACCCGACAAGCCAGTGCCAGCAGTTACGGCAGAGATGTCTCCGACTGAAGATACATTCGCCCAGACCGAGCCTGTGTAGTATTGCAAAACCGATGAATCAGTTAGGTAGCTGACCATTCCAGCACTTACGGCAGTTCCCAGGGCAGAGCCACGAGCAGCAGTGCCAGCATAAACCTGGACTACTTGGTCTTGAATGTAGTTTTGAAAGTCGTCAGCGTCAACGACCTCATTTACCGCCCAAGATTTCCAACCGGACATTATTCTCCTAGATCGCTAATACATTGCCAATAATGCGATACGCATTAGAACCAACAGAAATAATAGTTGCTGCCGAGTATTGCTCAAGCAAGAAATTTGAGGAGACTGTTCCCGCACCTGCAAAGGTAACGCCAGAGCCAGCAGAAATCTTTACGCCAGCAGCTCCATCTGCAAGGATGTCTACACGCTGTCCAGCCGTCAATGCTGTCGCAGTGCCTACGGTTGCAGTAACGGTTCCAGCTGCAGTGAAGCGTAGCACCGTGCCTTGGTCGGCAGTTACAACTGAATAAGAAGTTGATGCAGAAGAAGTAAGAGTGTTGGTGACATTGGTAGCGTTGATGGTTCCGCTAGTGATGTTGCCCGTAACCTGCGACCCTACGACAGTGCCACCTACGCTGTTTGCAGAAACCCAAGACAGACCGTTGTAGACCTCTACGACAGTGCCATCAGCACGGTATGTGTGCATACCAGCGGTGGGCCCTGGAATACCAGATGTGCGAGAAGCAGCAGAAGCGAAGTACATAACGGCTTGATCCATCAGATAGCCGTTGACTTCGGAAGCCGCTAGAACATCTCCAGCATCCCAAGATTTGTAGCCTGAGCCAGCCATTATTCTCCTAGAAGCTCAAAGTATTTCCTGCGGATAGTCTACCAAACGCAGGGTGAGAGAGAGTCCAGAATCCGTAGTCAATAGTCGAGAAGCCTAGCGACATAACATGGCCTCGTGGAGTAATGTCGTGGCTGATGCGGATTACCTCAGCGTATTTGCTGATGCTTGGTGGAATTTGATTGGGCGTAAAGACAATCTGCACGATGTCTCCCAGCTCCATTGCTAAGAGTTCATTCTGCACTGATGGCTCGAACTTATCCAAGATAAGGTCTAGGGAGTCAAAGCGATACTCAGGAACCGAATAATTGTTTGCCGTTAGCAGTGCAATGTTGGCTAGGTCAGTTGAGCTAGACATTAGTAGTCCGTCAGCCGAATAATTCAAAATGCCATACTGAGAGATTGAGTTTGCATCTTCAACTGTCGCAGTAACATTGTTGACATTTGACAGCACAATCTGGTTATAGAGCAACTCAGACCCGTAAACTACTTTGATGTTTTGGTAGGTAACGCCCTCACCAGTGTCAGTAAAGGTAATTACATTGCCTGGAGCCTGTGGATGCCTGTCATAAAAAGTTACTTTATTGTCCCTAGACATAAATAGCTGTCCAGGCTCAGAAGATGCAACAGTACGCAAGTATTCAATGGATGATGTGCCTTCAGCAATAACATCTGCTCCAAGTGCAGTTTGACCTA